AAGTGGATCATTGTTGATCACCTTCACATGCTTGTCCTATCCACGCCAGAAAACGACGAGCGCCGTGCTATCGACTCCATCATGCACCGGCTTCGTACCCTTGTCGAGGAGACTGGATGTGGCATGATTCTTGTGTCCCACCTACGCCGTGTTGACGGCAACCGTGGCCACGAGAATGGTATTGAGACCGGCCTTAGCCACCTTAGAGGCTCCCAATCTATCGCCCAGTTGTCTGATTGCGTCATCAGTCTAGAACGCAACCAACAGTCTGAAGACCCTGTCGAGGCCTCAACTACCAAGGTACGAGTGCTGAAGTCTCGTTACACCGGGGACGTTGGGCTGGCAACTCACTTGCGATACGACAAGGACAGTGGTAGGCTCGCAGAGGTGGATGTTGAATCTGCCGAAGAAAACTTTGAGGTAGAGTTATGACAACACTTGTGTTTGATATTGAGGCTGATGGTTTAGTTGCCACCAAGATTTGGTGCATCGTGGCCATCGATACTTCGACGGGTGAGTCACGGTCCTTTGGGCCCGACCAGCTTGATGAAGGCCTTCAATATCTTCAGAGTGCGTCAAAACTCGTGGGCCATAACATCATTGGTTATGATCTTCCAACAATCAATAGGCTGCTAGGGGCTGATCTTAGTGTTGGCCGAAAGGTCGTAGATACGTTGGTGCTTAGCCGCCTTTTCAATCCTGTGCGTGAAGGTGGTCATGGACTTGAGTCCTGGGGTTACCGTCTGAAGTCTCCTAAGATTGAACACCACGAGTATGATCGATTTACTCCTGAAATGCTGAAGTATTGTGAGCAGGATGTATACCTAAACTATAAGCTATTCAACCAACTTAAGATTGAGTCTAAGGATTTTAGCCCTGACTCTGTTTTTCTTGAGCATGAAACTTACAAGATTATTTCCCAGCAAAGGGAGAATGGTTTCTTGTTGGATATCAAACATGCCACCTGTCTTGTTGCACAACTTAACGATGAGCTGACTGAGGCCGAAAATGAAGTCCACAAAACGTTCACTCCGAAAGACAATTCGATTGAGCTTGAGCCGCTGCTTACGAAAACTGGTAAGGTTTCTAAGATGGCTAAAGTCGTTGGGCAGAACAAAAAGGTCCGCCTTTCTGATGAAGAATATGAGAAGGCATGCGCGAATCCGAATGCGGCCTTTGTACGTTCGGATGCTATCCCGTTCAACCTAGGTTCCCGTAAACAAATCGGAGAATATCTGATTGAGTTTGGTTGGAAACCCAAGAAGCATACGCCGACTGGTCAGCCTATCGTTGACGAGACAACACTCAGTAAGATTGATAACATCCCTGAAGCCAAGATCATTGCTAAGTATCTGATGCTTCAAAAACGCTTAGCACAGATCAATTCTTGGCTGAAGGAGGTTGAGGATGATGATCGCGTCCATGGCTATGTCAATGCCAATGGCACAATCACGGGCCGCATGACACATAGCAATCCCAACATGGCACAGGTACCTAGTACCAACAGTCCCTACGGGCATGAATGCCGTGCTTGCTGGACGGTGCCTGAGGGCTACAAACTGGTGGGTATTGACGCCTCTGGCCTTGAGCTAAGGATGTTGGCCCATTACATGAATGACGAGGCATTCACCTATGAGATTCTCAACGGCGACGTACACACGGCTAACCAAAGAGCTGCAGGACTTGAATCAAGAAATCAGGCAAAGACTTTCATCTATGCACTCCTATACGGCGCAGGAGATGCAAAGCTTGGAAGCGTGGTTGGAGGAAACGCAGCAAGCGGTAAACAACTTCGACAACGTTTCTTTGATAATCTCCCATCATTTAAAACTCTTAAAGATAGAGTTGGACGAGCGTCGTCAAAGGGATGGGTCAAAGGTCTAGATGGCCGCAAGCTTTTCATTCGCTCTGAGCATTCGGCACTCAATACCCTGTTGCAAGGCGCTGGTGCTATTGTCATGAAGCAGGCGGTGGTGATCTTTAACGACAAGATCAAAGACCTTGATGCCAGGTTTTCCTGTAATGTTCACGATGAATGGCAGCTTGAAGTAGAAGAAAGTATTGCAGAGCAGGTAGGCCAGCTTGGTGTCGAAGCTATCCAAGAGGCCGGTAAGGTTCTTAAACTACGATGCGAGCTGGATGGAGAATACAAGATTGGAAACAACTGGGCTGAAACACACTAAGTTAATCTCTCATAGCATTAGGCCCGACGAGTCCTCAAGCAGCATCGAAGACCTCGTTGCCTACTGCGCCCGAGTCAGTAACCCAAGCAACCAGAACAACAGTAAGACGGCTCCACGGCTTATCAAATATCTTATGAAACATAAGCACTGGTCGCCGTTTGAAATGGCTAGTGTTGGCATTGAAATCAAGACCACTAGGGATATTGCTCGTCAGATACTACGACACCGAAGCTTCAGCTTCCAAGAATACTCTCAGCGGTATGCGGACCCTACCCAGGACTTGAACTTCATTTATCGTGAGGTACGTCTTCAAGACCCTGACAACCGCCAGAACAGTATTGAAGTTGAAGATACTGCCCTTGATATTATGTGGGACCACTATCAATGGAATGTTCGTAAAGCTGCAGCAGAGGCCTATACCTGGGCAATAAAGAAAGGGATTGCCAAGGAGGTTGCAAGGAGTGTGTTGCCCGAAGGTCTGACCGAATCAGTGTTGATGATGCATGGGACTGTTCGCTCTTGGCTCCATTACATCGAAGTACGGTCTGATATCTCTACCCAGAAAGAGCATAGACAAATTGCTGAAGAGTGTGCTATAATTATTGGACACTTGATGCCAAAGTTTATGGAGATACATAATGAAAAAGGGTAAGAATATTGTCTTTCAAGATGGTGAGTGGTGGTATGTGGGATGCTCTGATGGCGGGCGTCGGCGCCTGTCGTCGCATCGCCGTAAGAATCGCAAGCGGATGTTTATCGATGGTAAATACGTTAAAGTCTCTCACCCTCTTCATCGCCCCGGACGCTATGAAGACTTTGAGGATGCTGCCTTTGCGGCTCTTAAAAATTATAGCCGCAACTCTCAAGGCCAAATATATATCATTTCAAACCCCAACTTCGAAGGATGGGTAAAGGTCGGTATGGCCGTAGACGCCGAAGACCGCCTCAAGAAGTATCAAACCTCTAGCCCCTTCCGCGACTACGCTTTGAATTATAAGTTTGATACCAATGATCGTAGGGCCGCAGAGGTGGCTGCACACGATGCCCTCCACGCTCGTTTTGAATCCAGCGGCGAGTGGTTTAAGTGCAGTCCCTTACAGGCGTGGTCGATTATTGCTAACGTGATTCGCCACTCTGATCAGAAGGCAGCATGAAAAAACTAGATACTCTTATTTCAGATATCTATTCGATGCTTGACGGCCTCTCTCACGGGAAGCCGTTAAGTATCAATGAGTCTGAGCTAGATACAACCCTAGATAACATCAAGCAAAGTATCCTTGAATGGTCTAATCCTTCTGAGCGTAACAAAGCATTTACGCTTCGAATGTCTAACATTGGACGACCTTTGCGGCAGCTTTGGTATGATAGTCGCGCTGAAGAAACAGCCCATGTCCCGAAGCCGCATGACCAGATCAAATTTTTGTATGGTCACTTACTTGAAGAGATCGTGTTGATGTTGGCCCGGGCCGCAGGCCACGCCGTTACTGATCAACAAAAAGATGCAAAGGTTGAAGACATTACCGGCCACATGGATGCTAAAATCGATGGGGAGGTTGTGGATGTTAAGACCGCATCACGTTTCGCATTCACTAAGTTTAAGAACGGTACCTTGCTGGATGACGATCCTTTTGGCTATCTCGCTCAGCTTGCAGGGTATGAGGCTTCAGAAGGAACCAATGCTGGCGGCTTCTTGGTTATCAATAAAGAGAACGGTGAACTTTGTTTATATCGGCCAGATGATTTAGAAAAGCCCAATGTAACTGAGAAAATAAATAGCATTAAAGAATCATTAAGTATTGACGAGTTGCCAGTGCGTTGCTATCCTACTATTGCAGATGGCAAATCAGGCAACATGAAGCTGCCTAAAAACTGTGTCTTCTGCCCCTATAAGTTTGAATGTAATGCGGATGCTAATGAAGGCCAGGGCCTACGAGTCTTCAAGTATTCCAACGGCCCCGTATACCTTACCGATGTTGTTAGCCCTCCGCGAGTAGAAGAGATAACAGATGAATTCAAAAAAGATGAAGAGGATCAATAGGCATGTGGCTGACCTACTTGTACTATGGATCAAGAGTCTATTGAACGAAGAAGAAGCTAAGGGCGTAAGCCTTCAGAACTATAGGCAACTCATGCCCGATCAAACCCATGTGTTCCTTCAAGGTAAACTAAGCTTGAGTGCTTATTCCGAAAAATGGATGCGCAAGAAACTCAAGAAACTTGTTACTCTTTACCCGGACAGGGCTGTTGAGTCCTTTGGATTACAGGATGTATCAAGAGCTTGAAGACCATGACTACCCCCTTGAAGTCCTAATTATAGGAATGGCACAATTATTATCAACAGGCTTAGACGTAAATTCTATAGATTCCTATTCGCTGCTAAAGCTACGGCAGGCGGTAGACAATCAACTAGAATTATTAAAGGCGAGAATACATTGAAGATTCGTAATGGCTCAAGAAAGCCCCGCATAAAACGCCCCGTCGAGAAAGACTTAGTTACTGGTTATGATTCAAACTTTGAGTATGAATTGCACCGGGGGGTTTTGAAGACCTGGGACTTTCACTCAGAGACAGTTGATTATATTATTGAACATACTTACCATCCTGACTTTATCAAAGAGGTTGATGGCAAGACAATTCTGCTTGAAGCTAAGGGCCGCTTCTGGGACAATGCAGAGTTCAGTAAATATATTTGGATCGACAAAGCTCTGCCAGATAACTACGAACTTGTATTTCTTTTTGCTGAGCCTAATGCTCCCATGCCCCAGGCTAAGCGTCGCAAAGATGGAACAAAGCGCAGCCATGCTGAGTGGGCAGACTCCAAAGGATTTAGGTGGTTTAGTGAGTTTAGTTTTCCTGAGGAGTGGCAATGATTGACCGGAAGCAAGAACGAATCGAACGGTTTCAACGTAAGAAAAAGAAAAAACAGCAACCGGCCCCTAAGCCTAAGAAAGTTATCAGGCACTACAAAAACTTAGAAGATTACTACGAGGACGATGAATGAAAGATCAACACGGGATGGACGTTTATCAACAGTACATTCACAAGAGCCGCTATGCTCGTTATATTCCTGAAGAACAGCGGCGTGAAAGCTGGCCTGAAACCGGAAACCGATATAGCAATTACTTCAAAGACAAGGGGCTGATTGATGAAGCCGAAGCTAAGCGGATCACTGACGCCATTCTAAACCTTGAAGTGATGCCTTCAATGCGGGCACTTATGACAGCAGGAAAGGCCTTAGACCGGGACAACGTGGCGGGCTTCAACTGTAGTTATATCCCTATTGATCATCCTCGTGCTTTTGATGAAATGATGTACATCCTTATGTGCGGAACGGGCGTAGGGTTTTCAGTGGAGCGGCAATACATTACGAAGTTGCCTGAGGTTGCTGAAGAA